AATCAATACGGTGTTGCATCTGCGTTTCCGTCACCATAGTTTCTAACACCGTATTGATTGTAAGGTGATGGTATATATGTTGATGTTGTATATGCAACGTTTGCCATCGTTATTGAAACACCACCAGAATTTGCAATCAATAGCGGTTGAGCTGGATTAGGTTGAGATGTATAATTGAATACACGCAAACTATACAAAGATTGTGACGGATTATAATTTTGTTGTAGCAAAGAAATTGAATTGACTGTTGCTAGATATGTGGCAACATTAACGTTTGCACCTTGATAGACAACTTGACCTAATGTTGGTGGTTGTGTTGCACCAACATTCGATACAACAATATCTTGAACTTTGAGTGAAACCTTTGGTGCAGAAACATAGTCTTCACCACCATCAATCAAATTGATTGTTGTAATTGCACCTATTCGATTTAACGATAATGAAAAAGTTGCACCAGATCCCAATATACCTGGTGTATATAAATTAGCACCATAACCTGTTGAAGTATTAATCGTGACTGTTGGTAAAACACCACCAACATAACCTAATCCACCTTGAGGTAACCCTGCGGTTGCTTGATACATTACATTAGTTACGTTACCATTTGCGTCAACTGTAAGTCTTGCATTTGCACCATAACCATAGCCGCCAGAAAAAACTATAGTATCATTACTTCTATAACCAGTACCAGTATTTGCTATTTGAATAGGGGCAAGAATACCTAACGCAGTTACACTACCAATAATATTATTAGTCGTATCGTTTGATACATATGAAGATAATGCAGTAACTGATGGTGGTGTTGACATGCCGCCACCACCATTATTTAATAATATTGAACCTATTGGGTTTGTATCAAATGTGGTAAATGTAAAAGAATTAGCAAGAGATGCATTTGCATTTGCACTTGTATTTGCAGTTAAAAATGAATAGGTATCGCCAATTTTAAAACCATTTGATTTTGCAATAGAATCAATTGGTAATTTAATTGTGACCGTATTATTACTTGTTACTGAGAATACAACCGCATTTGCAAGAGAAGTTTCTTGACCAGAAATATAAATTGTTGAAAAACCATTACCAGGATATAATTGTGTTGTTGGTGAAATTGTGTACCCATAGCCACCGCTAACAACTGTAATACCTTGAATAGAACCAGTAGTTACTTCATTTACATCGGCTACAGCACCGATAGGGTGAGCAATATTTGAATTTAAACCACCATAAACAATAACAGGATCGGCAACATTATAACCAAGACCTCTGTTGTTAGGATCAATATTTACCGAACTGATTTGTCCTACAATCGTTGCGGTAAGAGTTTCAGCACCAACTGTATTGGCGCTAACTATATTACCATTTAGAAAGTAAACTGGTTGATTATAAGAATCTAAAATCGTAACTTGTTCACCAGATTGGAACAGACGTTCAATATCCGATATGAAGATTTCAATTTTGTTTTGAGCTACAACAACGTTTTCTATTGTTGCAAATGCTTTTGATGTTAAACCAAAAACTCTCAGATTAGTACAAAGTAGAAAGTTTAAATCGGTTGAGGCAAGTTTAATGCTCTTTGGTATATACCAAGTGCCTGATGATGCAGAGAGAACCGCATCTTTAGTATAGAAATAATCAAAATCAGAATTAAATAAAACTCTGAATAAAAATTGATAAGATGCTGGCGTACCTTTTGATTGATATAACTCTCTTGCAGTTTTAACCGCAGTCGCAGGCGATATTAATGCTTCAGCCGGAAAATATTGTAGAAAATCATTGATAAAATAATTTTGAAATCCTTCAATCGTATTATCAATGTCTGTATAATCCCAAAGACTTTTTGAAGCATATAAAGGGCCTTGAGTGCCAGTTGTATCTGCAATAGTTATCTGTGAATTAGTTGTATTAGCCAGTTCCATCCATTCGTAATACGCTTGAAGAAACGATACGAAATTATTACCATATACTGAAGTATCTAAAAGATATTCAGGTAGCTGTGATGGTATGAATAATGATGTTTTTTGGTTGCTTTGAATCATTATTTTGCAGTAACATTAACTGTGATAGCGGAAGGATCATTAGGATCAACCGTAAGAATTCTACTATATGAAGATGAAAATATTGTTGTTGCCGGATTAACTGAAATTGTTAACTGAGCTAATGGGTTATTAACTGCTATCGGATTAAAAGAATTCAATTCAACAATACCATTAATATAATCAATTGTACCAATATTTGGTTTTAATATTGTTTTTACATTATTACCATTATAATAATACAATCTCAGAGTACCGTATTGACCTTCTAATATAGCAGTTGCGGCACCACCAGCACCTGTATAGTCGTTGACATTAGGAGTAATTACTATTAAAGCGGCGGTATAACCTGAGCCAGCATTTGTCACATTGATTGTCGAAATTGAACCATTAACTAATACTGCTTCTGCTGTTGCACCCATACCGTCACCATAAATTGTAACTGTTGGGGTATATTGATACGAGTAGCCAGGGTTTATAATAGGTATTGATTGTATACCCGATGTAGTTTGTGGTAACTCATCAATATAAACTGCATCAATAATATTAGCACTATCGCTTGGATCTGTATATTGTATACCGGGATCACTCGTCACACCACTTAATAATACACCTCTTTGTAAAGGAATACCAAAATTAAACTTATATGATTGTAATGCAGTTAAACTTGGGAAAAATTTCTTTTGAAGCTGTAGTGAAAATTCACTTGCAAGAATCGATTGATTGGTATTTTGAATTGCTATTGTTAATTGCGAACCTGAAAATGTTGAATTAAAAGAATTCAGAGTCGAGGTTGTAAAATTTGCAATCGTATTAAAAACTGTAGAGCCAATTTGTGATGCTGTATATGTTGTTTGTGTCGAATCAAAATATACATTCGCAACAAGTTTAATATAATTATAATCAGGATCAACAATAACAGGAACAACTGTCATCATTGAAATTGGTGTTAGAATTTTTCCAATTATAGTTTGTTTTTGTGTTGCTGTTAATGTATAAGCACCTTTTGGTTTTAAACAAACAAAAACTTGACCGTATACTGGCGGATCATTTTCTTGACCACCCCAAACATTTACCGCATCGAAACCAAATAATTTATTTTGTTGAATCGCTGTAATATAGTCATCTTTTGTGACTGCACGACCTTGAGCGGCATATGATTTAGGTGCTTGAAATTTAATTGATGCTATTGTTTCTTTATCTGATCCTGATGTTGCAGGCACATAACCACTTACAATTGCATTATAGCCAATATTAGTCATTAACTGAAAACTATTGGCACCTGCGGCAGAAGAACCTTCAGTTGAAAGATATGATACGGTAATAATATTACCATCATTCAACTTTTTACCAAGAACACCATCACCAAATGATATATTATAATTACCGTTTAATGCCTCTTGAACAAAATAAACTGTTGAAGTACCATTTAGGTATAAACTTGATGAGGTTTGTTGATATACTTGAATTGCCGAATTAGATACTGATTGTTGAACTACAACCTTTAATGTTGTAGTATCGATTGCATTATCAGGAACTTCAAAAGTATAAGTTGGGTTGTTAGTCGAATCTACTGTAAACGAATATGTAGCTAAAACACCTTGATATATTGCTATATTATTAAATGATGCAATATTTGTTACTAAATTTGTTGCTACGGTTACAGGATTAATATTAGTAAAAACATAATTAACCCCATTTATCTGCTCGGATAAGAATGTTGAAAACGCAGGCAACGTTAGCGTTGGTGATGAAACGCCTGTTACGGTAATATTAACAAATGCAACAGGACAAATTGAAGATTTGGGTGTATAATCTAATAATTTAGCATGAGATATTACTGAACGTCTTTGAACCGCAGAGTCCAAAAACATTTCATTAGCAACCATGTTTAAGTAAAACGCATTATATTGTGTATTGTATGCGAATACATCAAGTAATGTGTCAAGTGCCGAACCCTCAAAGTTATAATCTTGAAATGTTGATTGACTTTGAAGATAAGTGATGAAGTTCTGTTTGATTCCGTTAAAATCAAGTGCTGACAGTTGAATGTTAGAATTGGCTCCAGCCATTATCTATTCCTTTGAAGTAAAAGATTTACAGCAGTCGGTGTTGTATTATTACCAATAAAAACATAAAGACTGACTTGAAAACTATCTTGGTCTGCTAATGCAGAAACATTTAATTGATAAATTGTGGCTCTTGGCTCATAATTCGTAATCAATCTCACAATCTCATCTTCAATGCTACTAGCAGTTAATGGTGAGAGTGGCTCAAATAATAATGCATAAAGACCACTACCGACTGTTGGATTAAACAGTTTTTCATAGGGTCTAGTATATAAAAGATTCTGAATTGAACGAATAACCGCCTGTTCGTTATAACTCATGGATACATCTCCTGTCACCGGATTGGGAAGGAAACGTAAATCTAAATCTGAGTATATAATTGTACTTGCCATTTTCTATTTATATTGGTGTGCCAAGTGGTACTGGAACTAATGTTGGTGATGTAGGTCCTGTTGCAACGTGTGTATGCAAATTGTAATCAACAGTAACAAATGTATCGTAAGCGGCTCGTAAAGAAGCTAAAGAACCAAATAAACCTGGCGTTGGAAGACCTGTATCGTAAATATTACCAGGAACAAGTACGGTGGGTGTTAATGCTAAAGGCCCTGCGGCTATCACACCTAATGGTGCTAAAATGCTACCTTTAGTAGAATTCACAGAACCTAATGCAGAAACACTACCGTTTACAGTTAAATCTGAATTTATGTTAACTGCATCTGCTGAAAGTGTTAATGTTCCAGAAGTTGTAATATCGGTATCACCTTCACTAATAATTTCAGCACTACCTGCAACGTGAGTTATCATATCACCCGCAACGGTTTGATTAACATTACCATCAACTTGAATGTAAGAATCGCCTTTAACATGTAAAACAGAAGGACCACCTATTGTAATATTACATTGACCTCCTATGTATACATTATTATTTTCCATTGTAATGTAATAACCATTACCAAATATTTTAGTAATTGATGTTCCATCTTGTTGCCATTCTATAAAATTATTTGCGGTTCCGTGTTGTAAACGAATCCTTTGTGCATTTGGGGTATCATCCATTTCAAAAAGATGACCGCCTCTTGTTTGTCTTGCATTATTGTAAGGATATTCAGGTTTTGCACTTGAAAACGGTTCGGTCCATGAACTATCAGGTATTGCCATAATTTAATCCTATGCGGTTGCAGTTGTTTGAGTTTGTTTGGCAGTTTGATCATCCTGAGCTTGTTGAGCTAACTTCGCTTGTTCAACACCTGCGGCGTAACTAGCTTTTGCATCAGTAAGACATTGTTGAAATTGTGCAACAAGTTCATGTAGTCCTGCTTTTATTAAGTCTTGAATGTACTTAGTCAATAAATTTATCAATGCTTCCAACTCTTTTAGGCGTTGTTTTACCATTTGTATAAAATCTTGAATTGCTTTTACCCACTTTTTAAACATTTCGATTTGTGCTTTGATAGCTTTTGCTTGGGCTTCAACATCACCCAAACCAAGATAGTCTAAAATTGCTTGTCTTAATTCGGCAAGAGCTTTTAAAATTACCATACGTGCTTGTGCAATTGCCATACCTATACCACCGCAAACATCACAAACATGAACTGTATTTTGATTTGCATTTGCAATCGCAGTACCTGCAGTAATTCCTGCCGCAGATGGTGGTGTTGTACAACTCGCATCTGTTGTTAGGCCAATATTAGAATTAGGGTTGTTGCTTGCCGCTGTCGATGAACAATTTATATTATCTATTGGTGAAGGATCACCGTTAACACCTAAAGCCGCTAATGCGGCTTGAACTTCAGTTACCGCTTTTTCAGCTACAGTAGCAATTGAGACCGGCGGTGACAAAGGTTGATTTGCATAATATCTTCTTGCCTGTTCTAATGTTGAAACTGGTGTTGCGCCAGGATTATCACCAACAGCCCCTACAATTACTTCCGGTATCGCACCTTGTGAACCTGCTTCAGTAGGCACCGGATTTGATAATGGTATTTGTGAATTTAAAAGTTCGGCTTGTTGTGCAGTCGAAAGATATGGACTACCTCCTACTGCGCCTGTTGTTGTTGAATCTGCCATAAATTACTCCTTACCCTGGTACATCAGTTGTATTTGCTTTGGGTAAAATACCCATCATTATTGGGAATTGACCTGACTCTCCATCCATGAAGAATCCCATTACCCACTCACCAACATTTGGTGTTTCAAAAGAACTTGAATTATTTATAGGTAGTAATGGATGTGCCCAAGGTAAATCTTTATCGGCAAGTAACTCTTTGTATGGTGAATGCCAACCAAAAATTCTAACACGACATCTACCTACTGTTAGCGGGTCGGCATTATCAACAATAACACCAACCCACCAAACAAAACCATTAAAACCAAAAAAACTATTACGGTTTGACATTTTGTATTCCATTCACAGCATTTTGAAATCCTTTTGTTAAAGGATTTGGTGGTGCAGGTAAGAATTGTGACTTATCTGAACCAAAACTTTCTTTAATCATTTCAATTATCGTTTGATACTCTGTATTATTAACAATATGTCTTACCGCAGTTACCAAATAATAGCCTGAGTAAAACACATCTAAACCTCTTGAATCCGAATTCGGTGTTGTCAACTGTGTTGGCGTTAAATCAAAACAATTAAATTGTAGTTTCATACCAACATATATTTGACTATCACCCGGTATTGAAACCTTGATTTTCATATAGTTATTTAACCCCAATTGTGCAACTCGATTGGGTAAATAATCTTGTACGTGAACATCGTGTGCAACTGAATCATTTTGTACCGGATCTGTATAATATATTTTTTGATTATAATTACCGGGTACTATTCTCAAAGCACCAACTTCAGTCCTGATATCATTAGGCGGGTGATACATTGTGTCACCCCAACGATTTGTTAATGCAGTCGTTAATGGTGACATATTTAAAGTTTTAGCTAACGGAAAATAAAGATCATACATAAAATCATTGGCAATAATATTTCTCGTTAACGGGTCAATAGTTAAAACTCGATTATGAAAAGTACCTTGAGATGTTGCTTCTAAAACATCAAAAAACTTTATAACTTGCATATGTATAACATTGACAGCCTGATCTTTTATTTCATTTGAAATATTTTGTGGGTTGTAATACAATGATTTGAAAGAATCTTGAGAGAATAAAGTCTGCAATGACACAAAATTATAGCCGTTTATATTTTCAAAGAAAAGATAATCCGCACCTGGATTGAAGTTTGCCGGTCTAGAATACAAACTCAACCAATGTATTGTTTCAAATATTTTTTTATTTGGTAATATAAAATCATACACACCTAGAGTTGGGTCAATATAATATAGTTTAGTTTGAGCCTGTGTTGGTCTTGCCATACCAACAGTCATAGGGGTGAGTTTTAAATATGTGGTAAAAATATCATCTATAATATCGCTTATTTGACTACTTCTATATGCTTTAGATATTCTATATCTTTCTGAAATCATTAGTTCTTCAGAACAAAAATAAATTATAAATGATTCTTGATTTTTAGATGCGTCAGTTAGTCTGTCACCAATTTTATATACCCTAAAAGTTCTTTCAATCGACACATTATCATTAGTTGTTTTTTGAAATTTAAATTCAATAAACTCGGTTCCGTTCAATCTCAAACTTGAAATTATATTTGTTGCATCGTTCAATACAATTTCACCATAAATTGTACTACTATAAATGTCTTCATAGTAATTTAATTCTTTTAACTGATTTTTCAAAGGTAAAGGTGATGATAATGAAGCAGTTAAAAGATTAACATAGACTAGATTATAGTCCGATGCTAACTTAATTGATGATATTGTATCTGCCATTTTTTATTGCATCAATGAAACAAATTGTTTCTCAAGGTCATTTACATAGGCGCTATTGATAATATTAATGTTTCTCTTTGATTCATTTAATTGATTTTCATAATCTAAAATATAAACAATATTCTTATCTATGGTGTATGTTACTGTGCTACCGCTAGGAAAAGTGGCTGTACTAGTCGAAGGAATGATATTTGCATATGTTGGGGCATCAACATAGGTTGTTTTTACCGAAGTTTGTTGTGATGAGCTATCGTATGTCGTAATAGTTTGTTGATAATTGTATACTGTCGTTTGACAGTATGCGGTTACACTTTGATTATTTGCGGCAGCCAAAGTACCATACTTATCGTTTAGATATGCCGCAAAATCATTATTGTTTAAAGGCCAATCACTTTTTGGGTCTATGATATTATTTGCATAAAATATTAACCAGTATCTATATTGGTCATTATAATACTTGTACGCAATATTTTCGGGTAAATCTTGTTCCTGTATTGTATATTTGTAAAACAAAAGAGGATTTAAAGACAGTTTAGGTATTAAAGATGCCCTTGCGGTAAGGTCAATTGCACCAATAATATTATTGTTTTGGTCTAATATTGCTGTAGCAGGTAAAGTTTTAAAATACTTCATTTAATAATACCTAATTTGTTCTCGATACTATTTACAACTGATCCTAGAGGTTGAGCAGTTTTTTGAGCTTGTTGGCTGCTTAAATATTTTTGATAGCCGCTAGTGACTGCTGAATTATTGATGTCAGCTTTGGTAAACATTGTTGTTTCCATCATGCTGAGAGTCATTGTAGTTTGAACTGGATAGCCATCATTAAATGCGGCCCAACCGTTAGGTGCATAATCCACTGCTACATTAGTTATAACACACTCTTTAATATTAAATATCTTTGCGGTCTGTCCTTTAGATACAACATTAGTTATACTTTGATTTTGACCTAGAAAACCAAGACCAACATTGTTGAGTGATTTTTGCAATTGATTGATAACTGAACCAGCAATACCATTTTGACCAGTGAATACCATTTTTACACTCATTAATTGCGGCGGTGTCAAATAACGTCCTGGGTTAGTTGAATCACCATTGACTAATCCTGGTGATGAAAAATAAGTAAACGCATCAATAATATTATTAACAGTTTGTGCTTCAGCCGAACTTTTTGGGGTAAAGATGAAGGTCATTGTAAAATTTCTAAAATCACGACCTTGATATATCAATTGCATTTGTGGGTTTACATATTGTCCTAATGACTGATTTAATAGTCCTGTAGTCTCAGTATTGTTACCACCCAATACACTTGCAACATCACCTAGTTTTTTAGAAATTGCCGATTTAACATTCGGATCATCTAAAATTTTTGCGGCAGTTATATTTGAAATACCGTTTTTAGATGCCTCTTTTAAAGAATCTGCCGCACTCGCAACAAAACCTAATGCCCCCAATGTTTGAGTCATACTTACCGAATTATAACTTGAATCCCATGATGCATGAAGAGTATCGGGTAAATATAAAGAAATTGTTGCAAGATTTGAACTTTTTTGTCTTGGTTTATATGTCGTGGCACTAAAAGCAGACTCAAATGCTTTAAACGCCGCAGGTGCGTTACCCACTAAAAATTTCTCAACCTCTAGTGCCGAATCTTGAAGTGCTTGTAAATTTGCTTTTGTAGGTTCCGTTTGATAGGCACTTTTATCATTGTTAAAAACTTGCATTACTTTTTGACTTTCTTGAGCTATTGTTTGTCCTGCTTTTGCCGAAGAATTTGGTAAGTCATTGTACGCCTCTACGAATGGGGTATCCCAATCATATATTGAAAATTGAATAGCATGATTTAATGCTGGATTCGTAGTTAAATCTGAAGGGTAAACAAAATTGCCAGCACCTTCATTTTGAAAAAGTTTAGATAGAGGACCAGCTAACTGATTAAAAGGTAGCTGAATGCCATTAATTGAGGGATTTGTAAAAAAAGACATGTGCCTGAAAATAGAGTTGTAACAAGTATTTATATCATAAATAACGAGACATTCAACAATTGGTAATAATATGGCTTATAGCGGAAAATTTATCCCAAGAAACCCACAAAAGTATCGTGGCGACCATAGAAACATACAATGGCGTTCTA